TTTGCTGGAGATCCTGTAGAAAAATATGAAATGGTTGATGGAGAAGTTTACACTGTTCCCTTGGGTGTTGCGAAACATCTTAATAATAATTGCTGGTATCCTGTACATGCTTATGCGCAAGACGAAGAAGGTAAATCTTCAGTTAGAGTAGGCCAAAAAGTAAAACGTTGCAGTTTCCAATCGTTGGATTTTGTAGATATTGAGTCTTCTGACAAAAAAATTATCACTGTAGAAAAAATATAGTTTATAGTTTTCATTTATGCTTGTGGTAATCTTTCAGTAAAATAATGGGAGATTACCATGGCAGCAGATTTAAATACAATAAGAACCAAAGTTAGACGCTTAACACGAAGCTTATCTGAATCGCAATTATCTACTACTCAGATAGATGACTACATAAACACATTTGTCCTTTATGATTTTCCTGAACATTTAAGACTAGCTAACCTAAAAGAAACTTTTAGCTTTTATACAGAACCTTACATAGATGTATATGACACTGTAAACGCACCAGCAACGAGTCCGTTATTTAATTTTAAAAATAAATATCTGACAGTCCATCCTCCATTTTATATAGCTGGATACGGAGCCTGGTTTTGCGAATCTCGTACCCAGTTCTATGGGGTATATCCTTTAACAAACAGTATCCAAAGCATTGGATCTACAGGTGATGGTGTGACTGTTGCATTTAATGGAACGATCAGCATAAACTCTGGTAGTACCGGTAGCGGAGTTGTACTCTTGAGAAACAATGTATTATTTAGTTCGATTGATTCTAACGGCAATGGTCTGTCATTGATAGACGACCCACAAACTCCAACCACAGGTAATCTAGTTATACCCGATAATACGAGTGTATCTTATGGTACTATCAACTATACAACAGGTGTTTTCTCTCTTACTTTTCCTACTGCACCTGCTAGTGGAGCCGCAATAAATAGTCAAACTATCCCTATGCAGCCATCTAGACCCCAATCAGTATTGTTTTATGATGGTAAGTTCACAGTTCGCCCTTTACCAGACCAACCTTATAAAATAACTATGTACGTATTTGTAAGACCAACCGAACTATTATCATCAACTGATGAACCTAAATTACAAGAATGGTGGCAATACATTGCCTACGCTGCTGCTCGTAAGGTGTTTCAAGATCGCATGGATATGGAATCACTACAAATGATTGAACCTGAGTACAGAAAACAAGAGATGCTTATCCAAAGACGTACGATTGTCCAGCAAACAAGCCAACGATCCGCTACTATTTATACAAACGATTTAGGCGCAGCCGGTGCATATGGTCCTGGCTGGTGGAGTGGAGGAGGCAATTTTTAAGCTTGTTATAATATTATAATATAAAAGGGACCCACGGGTCCCTTTAGACAAACACGAACAAACAGTCATGTAAATAACTTCAATCCCTACGGACTGTTGTTTATTTTTTAACATTTTTAAAACTGTTTTTCAAATATAATGTTTATTAGGGATCCCGAAGGACCCCCTTTAAAGTAATAAATTACTCGTTGTTTACAGCGAAAGATTTACCCGCCACGTAATACATAACGTCATTATTTGCGCCGCCTGGATTGTTAGCACCACCAACTAATTCCATACCTAGAATTGCTTGGTTTTCAGTAGCATCTGCTAATAAGTTCACAGAAGAACTAATAGCTTGAGCAGTGTTTTCGCCTACTGGAACTACCAATGCAGGTGAGAATGGTACTACACCTGGAAGTGGGAATTGGAAAGCAGTAAATGCTGATGAGTCAACATTCAATGTTAACTGGTTAGCTGCAGGAACAGCAGTAATTGTAGCTAGAATGTTATTCATTTGAACCATGCCGTATTCAGCAGGAACTACAATTCTTACTTCTTGTCCAACAGATAATCCATGATCAGCTGTACAACTTACAATTGCATTGCCAGCAGCAGAAATGTTACCAATGAATCTTCTACGCGGGTAGTAGATAGGATCATATTTAACCTTTCTCCAGTTACCTGCAGTAGCTGCAGCGCCTGGAGCTGTTGCTAAGGCATAAGCCCATCTGAAAGATGTATTAGCAACAACAGTATCAATTTGGAAATCAATACCAGCTAAGTTTTCTTGACCAGTTAAGCTGCTAAGTCTTACAATGTCACCTGCAGCTAAGCCTGCAGTTGAAGCTGTAGAAACAACTGGCTGTGTTGCGTTAGTTGCACCAGACACTGCTACCGCAGCTGAAAGTGGGTTTAAGCTTGTATCTAATAGCGAGAAACCATTAGATGTAATGTATTGGCTTAAGTTTGCAGCGTTAGCAGCATTAGACTTAAAGTAAGACCATTTAGCACCATCACCGAACCCTCTTTGCCAGTAGTATTCTACACCAACTGCTGTTGTTTGGTTTGCTGCTGCTATGGTTGTGTTATAAACACGAATCCAATCTACATCTGAGCGGATAGCTAAAACTTTGTTGGTACCGTCAGAAGTAAAGCGGCCTTGTTGTAATATTGTTCCGTCCATTTTTTACTCCTTATGATAATGTACAACGTAAATTTAACACCCAAAGATCATTAGTGATTCTAGGTACTTCAGCAAATTTGAATCCTACAGAAGCATTTAATGCTAATGGGCCATCATATATAGGTGGTCTATAAATAAAGCTTGCTGAGTAGCCATCTTGTTCTATGCATGCATAAGCTTCCATACCAACGCAGAAGATGTTATATACATCTGAACCGTTAGCTGAAGCATTAGGGCTTACTGAACCGATAGAAGAAACTAAGAATCTTAAGTTGCCTACTGCACCCCATTCAGAACGTAGAGCATCCATTGGAGATGGGTATTGGTTTTTTTGAATAAATCCAGCAACTGAATCTAACTCTTTTGTTAGATCTGTGTTACATAAAGCAAAATAAGCATCACGAACAGGAGCTGTTCCGAATTTATCTTCACCTTCGATGTTATCAAGTATTGTGTAAGCATTGTTACCTAGTAACTGTCTTACCACTTCGTCAACATCTGAACGTGTTAATTCTGTTGGGTTATCACCGTTAACACCACCAACACAGTTGATGAATGAAGCAGTAGAAGCTAACATATCTCTTGTTAACTGATCTTCAGTTTGTCTGCTATCTGTTACTTTCGGCGTAAAGCCTACTGACCATTTCTGGCGGGGAGTCTTGTTATTCCTCCCTCCTAATCTTTCGAAAAGGTTCGGACTATCGCATAGTTTAACAAATTTGTTAAACTCTAAACCGCTTAGTCTCTGCGGGTCTTGATCTTCTTTCTGTTTGCCTGTAATATTGTATATATGAAACAAAAGTATATTTATTGCGCTGGCTACATAGATGGAGATGGCTGTTTTTATCTTGGAAAGACTTTTCAAAAAAAGAACAGTATAAGCGTCTATGAATATTCCATACAATCTTCTTCCGTAAAACGAGAACCACTTGATTGCTTTGTTAAATGGTTTGGAGGCCACGTTACAAAGAAACCGTCTAAAGCGAGACATAAAGACATATATACATGGACTATAAAAACCATCAAATCCAATAGAGCTGCAAAAATAATTTTGCCCTATCTTGTTGACAAGCATGCTCAATGTACGATGTTTATCAAATTTTACACGCATATTAAAAGAAATAATTTTAAACCAGTTACAAACGATATTTTGGTAATTAGAGATAGTATTATAGAAAGTATTAGAAAGGAAAAACATATGAGTCATCATATCACTAAAGAAAAGATTGAAGAGCTTAATACTCTTAAAAAGACCGTCACCATAAATGATGAATTGGACTACCCTTATCTTGCAGGATTGATGGATTCTGAAGGTTGTTTCAGAATAAAGCATTGGAAGCCTAAAAATAGACCCAACAGTGTTTACAACATCACTATTGAAATAGGAAATACAAGATTCCCTATCCTTCAGTGGCTTATTGAAAGATTTGGAGGAAGTATTTATTATATTCCACCAAAAACACGGAAAAAGGCTTCTGCTACTTGGACATTGTCCGCTGCTTCCCTGTATGCGATTCTTCCTAAAATTAGGCCGTATCTTATTTCCAAAAAAGAAGTTTGTGATAAATTGATTGAATTTCAAAAAACAATTCTTCCAAATGGCGGAGACCGTCATTCCGAATTGTTCCGCGCTTTGTTTGAAAAGCGAAGAGAAGTTCGGGAAAGAATTATTGATGAAGTTCATAAATTTAATCTCAAAGGCTATCATTAATCAAGTTCCCTCTGGTTGCCTTAGGCATAAGCCCTTAGGTTTTCCAAGGTATTCAGGTTTAGTTTAACGTCCCCCAGCATGTTAAGGGACACACCAAGCCTAGCTGCACATTCGTTTAATACTGGGTCTTGGTTTTGTAAAGTAACTTGTTCGTTAAGCACAACGTAAGTACCGTAGAAGCTTAATTTAGCGTCAATGTCGACTGCTGTTAAGCTTTGAGGTGGAGGTGTAACACCTGAATTTCCTAAAGGAACCATAGCTGTTGCTAATGGGTTGTATCTTCTCATACGCAATGTAGTACCGCCATTTCTTGGCATGTTCTTTTTCATTGCAGGAATTTTGTGAATCATATTTGGAACTGGCACTGACAGAAGCTTATAACTAAAACTTTGCTGTACTGGTGCTGGAAGTATGCTGGTAGTGGTTACTGCCATTTTTTTTCCTTAATTTAATATTAATAATTTGGATCAAACATACAATTATTGTTGTTAATTTTTCCAAAACAATATGCAATTAAGATGACGAGTCTTGAGTACGTCAATGTAGGTGCGAACTACAATACGCAATTTTGTTTGATATGAGATAGCGACTCTCAATACGCTATCTATATATATAGGTTATTTAATGAAAAAAACAAGGCCGCCCGAAAGCAACCTTGTTTAAATAGTTTAAGCAACTTAATAGTCACAAATATAGTTTACATTTTTTTTCTGGCTTCGTACATTTCTCTGGCCAGTTGTGCTTTTAGTTCTTCAGTTAGCCCATTTGCAAATGCATTAGCATGGGATAGAGGAGATTCGCCCTGCTGTGGGGATATAGAATTAAGAGGACGAGGCTTAGCATGGTTTTTCTGTGCTATTTCTTTTTCTTTAACATAATTATCTTCTCGATAGATACCTAACTGCTTTACCATCTTGTAGGCTAAGGCGTGCTGTTTATAGGTATCTTTAGTAGCCAAGATTGCATCCGCTAAATCTGAGTCTACTTCACGCAGCTTTTGAAGGTTTTCATAGCTAGCAACTTTCTCAAAATCAGGAAAGTCACGCTTAATCTTCATTTCTGCAGCAGAAAGTCTGTTTTCTTTTTCTGAAGTATGAAGTTGAGTTTCTAGCTGTTTTATTTTCTTATACAACATCTGTAGATGTTTGCCCTCAGCTAAGTCTTCGGGATTAATATTAAGCTCTTCAATCTGCTCTTCCACTTTATCTAGCTGTTTAGAAGTAGTATTGTTTGTAGATTGTTTTTGTAAATCCTGTACGTATTTTAGTAACTCATCCCTTTCTCTTTCGGCTTTTTGAGTTCGTTCACGTAAGTTTTTAAAATTTTCTTCTCTATCGTTAGCCTGTGGTGCAGCTTGTGCTTCTTCTGGAGCTTCTTCTGGAGCTTCAGGCAAAGATTCTTCAACAATATGATCTTGTTCGTGTTGCTCAACAGCTGGTTGAGTATCCTGAGCCATTTTTTCTGCTTTTTTATTCATCTCATCAATCTGTGCTTGGCTTGCGTAAGGTAATGACATTATTTATCCTCAAGTATTATTGATTTTGCACTTTCTCCGTTTAACTTTTTACTCAACGCTAACAATTCTCCACTAGAATCCATCAAGATATATGTTAATAGATGTTTTTCTTCAGGAGCAATTTGTAAAGCGTTTTGCTTAAATAGGTCACAGGTGTCTTTTGATGGTAATACCCACATGAATTGAATGGCTCCAGACGCCCGATGATACTTGTAAACGGTTTGATCGTAATCTGGAGTAGGGCAAGTAGATCTAGCTAAAAAGTAATTGCGTAATACGTTGTCCATTAGCCGCTCTTTTTTAGTTATTACACATACATAAAAATCGCCTCCATAAGTCTTTTTTGCATTATCTACGCATTCACTAAAATGTTTTTCGTAATCTTTATGTATAGCACGCTGAATTTCTATAGGGTCTCTAGAATCAGGTGCTTTCTGCTTCAAATCGGAAGATATTTTACCAACTGTTTCCGCCATACTATACCTATTTTTTTATAATACAATGGCACAACAAACAAAAAAAGGCAAAGAAAATCCCCGCAGAAACGGGGATTAACCTAAGACATTAAATTATAACTTGGAGGTTGATTAATACTCTCAGGTATACCTACTTATACCAAATTATTTTTTATCATCAAGGTAAGCAAGATAAAATAATGTTTT